GCTTCTGCGCCGGCCTGCTCAATCACCTTGGTGGCCTCGGCCGCTTGCTTGGTGGTCAACCCCAGCACCGGCTGATCCGTGTAGGCGGCGATGCGCTGCCGGGCCTCTGCCGTGCTCGGGTGCAACCCCTCTTTGACGACGCGATCCACCGCCAATTCATAGGCTTTCGCCCGCTCGGCAGGAATACGGAACAGTGCGTCGGTCGCCTGCAGCACGCGAAACGGGATGCGGATGACTTCGCCGGCCTTGCCGGGAATGGCGGTTTTATAAACATCCGCTTTGTCCAAGATTTCAACGTCGGAGCGCAACACCGCGTTGGCCACGGCCAGGGCGTCACGGGCGCCCAGCTGCATGCCGATAACCGGGGCGAAGGCGCGGGCTTTATATTGCGCCATGGTCAGCGGGTCGCCAGCGGCTTTGCGCTGCACCGCAGTCATGGTTGCTTTGACGGCGGACTCCGGCACTTCGATGACCCATTTGCCGACGTTGCCCATGACGTTCGCGGCAAAGGTCAGCGGGCCAGAAAGGATTGATGCCTTCCAGCCTTCAAGCAGCATTTCCGTGGTGGTCGCCTTTTCCATTTCCGCGGCAAAGCGGCGCACCTGTTCCGGGTTTTTCAGTTCACGCACCATAGTGGCCAAATCGGAAAACGGCGCTTTGCGTTCGTAGAGCTTGACCAGCGTCTCGGCGTCACCCAGCATATCCGGGTTGCGTTTCATCTGGCGCAGCATGTTGAGCGCGCGGCCAGCCTCGGCGCCCGCGCCGGCCAGTTCGCCGTAAAAGATGCCCACGCGCTCCATGGCCGCAGCGAACTCCAGTTTCTGCTGGGTCGTCTGCATGGCTGGATCGGACGGCATCTGCTCGGCCAGCTTGCGGGCCTGCTCGGCAGCGCCTTTGGTCAGCAGTGCGCGGGCGGCAATTTCGGCGCTGTTGGCCGCCGCGCCAATCGTGCGTTCGGTCAACTCGCCCGTCTCGATCATGCGGACACCTTCGGCCAGCGAGGCGGCAGTCGGCACGACGCCCCGGCGCTGGATTTCGATGTCCGCCTTGTAGGCTTCCGCCACGGCGCGCACCACGCTTTCGGCGGTCTGCGCATCCGTGATGTACTCGTAGCGTACCGGATCGACCTTGAGCGGGGCTTCCGGGTCTTTCATCTGGCGCATCAGTTCCTGCACCATGGCCGGTCGTTGATCCTCGGCCAGCGCGGCTTTGACCCGTTCCTCAACAGCCAACTGGCGGTAGGCTTCGGGGATCTCTTGCTTTTCCAGCGCCGTCTTTATGGCCGGGTCTTGCCGTGCTTCCACGACGACCTGCTCCGGGCGCTTGCCCGTTTCGGCGTAAATGTTGCGCAACGCTTTGGCCCCGGACACTGCGCCTTTGAGGCCGCCCAGCAGGATCGCGTTGTCGAAGAACTCCTGCGCGGTCGGCATCCGGCCTTCAAGCCCAGCGGCCACCGTGGTCATGGTGGTCAGTTCTGTGCCCAAAACGGCGCCAGTGCGGGCAACAGGGCTGACCGCCGGCAACGCGGCGCCGACCGCTCGGCCAGCGCCGATGGTGGCCCCGCCGATGATCGCGCCCTTAGCGCCGCCGGTCAGCGCGGCCTTGGTGATTTCCCACACACCTTCCCAGGTGCTGGCGTGGTTGTAGCTGTACGCCTCGATCAACGCGTTGCGCAGGGCCATGGGGGCGGCGAAGCCTGCCGCGCCCATGGCGATTGGGCCGGCGGGCGCGGCCGGTATGGCCACAGCCACGGACAGCGGCAGGTCAGCCACAACACCAGCTGCGCCAGAGGCAAACCGCTGATACCACGGCGCGTCCGGCCCCATCTCTTGCGCCGGCAGCCGGCCGCGCGCGGCAAGGCCGGTGGCGCTGCTTTGCAAGCCGTAGCGCACGGCCTCGCTGATACTGCGCACGCGATCCGGGTTGGCCGGCGTCGCGCCCAGCGCAGGGGCGGAATCCCAAATGCTTTTGGGCTGGACGACCGGCGGGGCCAAGTCCCAAATGCCGGCCATTATTTATTCTCCAGCGTGGGGAAGCCAGGGCGTTGTTGCTGACGCGGAGCGGGCGCAGCCGCGCCCAAACGAGCACGCAGTTCCTTGGTCATGGTGCGGGTGATGCCTTGCGGGTCGATAAACAAGGCGCCGTCCGGCAAGTCGCGCAACTGCGGATCGTCCGGCGCACTGACCCGCGGGATCTTGGGCTGCTGCGCTTCTTGCCGCTTGCGCACGTCATCCTCGATGGCCTTCAAGGTGTTCGGCCTGAAAAAGTAATCCTTGGATTCCGGGTCGAGCAGTCCGTCCGGGCTGCGATTCTCGCGGCGAAGCGCCTCGGCCCGCTGTTCGACTTGAGCGATCAGTTCGTTCTGGACAGACGAGGCCAAGTCGGGCTGTGCCTGATACACCGGGTTGGCGCGCATCGCCGCGCTAATATTCTGGATGCGAGCGCCCAGCCGCTGGCCAAAGCTGCGGTTGTTGGAGTCCCGCTGATTGGCCACCAGCGCGTTCAGTTGGTTGGCGTCGGACGTGCTGAGTTTGCCGGCCTGCACCGCCTCAAAAATCCTGTCCGCATTGTAGATTTTGCGCGGATCGCCATCCGGCGCGTGGATTGCCAGCCACAGCGCGTTTTTCACGCTCGGGTCTGATTGCCGTTCTTGTCCTGCCAGCGCCCGCGACCGTTGTTCCATGAACATAACCAGGTGCTCGCGGGTCTGCGGGCGCAGCTGCGGGTCGTCAAGAATGGCGCGGCGCGAACCGCGGCCCTCCATGATGTCCTTGAAATAACGGTCACGGGCGTTGTCGTCGGCCTCTCGACGCAGACGTTCCTGCTCGGCGCGCTGGTAGTTTTCCTCCACGCGGCGAGCGCGAATTTCGGCTTCGGCCTGATTGACGACCTGTTGCCGCTGCTGCGGGTCCATGTTGTAGGCGCCGCCCTTGACCGCTTGAATCGTAGCCTGCGGGTCCAGCCGGGCGTTGGCCATGGCCGCCGTCACGTTCAGGTTTTGCTTGAGGCTGTCTGCGATTTCCGCCCGTTTCTCCGGCGAGATTCGGGTCAGAGTTGCCACAAAGGCATCAACGTCCTGCTCGGCTTGCGGCAGGTAGGTCGGGTTTGACGACACCAGCGCGCCGGTGCTGTTCAGGAACTTGCCGCCCTCGACGCGGGCTTCCAGCGTGGCGCGCGTGACCTTGATCTGGTTGGCTTGGTTGTCGAATACGGCCCCGGTGTTGGCCGTATGCAGCCGGGCGGTTTCGTAGCCTTTCTTGGTCTGCAGCCCCTCGGTGGCGGTAGCGAGATCGTTGTCCAGTTCCTGCCGGATTTTGTCAACGTCCTCGCCGTTGGTAGTCGCTTCGTCCAAACGCTTCGCGTACTTGGCGCGAATTTCAGCCTGGCGCACCAGTATCTTCCGGCTTTCATCTTCCTCTACCACCGACAGGACTTGCTCGCCACCCTGCTGCAGCGCGCGGCCGACCGGCGTGATGTCGGCGGCCATATCCTCCGGGCCAGCGCGACGGCCGCCGGCAATGGCGCCGGGCTGGATGTTTGCGGTAAAGGTCGGGAGACGAGGCATGGTCAATCCATCAGGTCATAGCCGGAAGTCCAGCCGGTGGCGCCGCCGGTGCGTTGGAGCCTGGACGCTGAGCCGTAGGCGCGCGCCCCGCCGGCTAGCAGTTCAGCACCCGCGCGCATGAAACCCTGCCGCTCCGCTTGCCGGCCGCTCGCGCGGTCAAGCGCCGCGGTGTTGGTGAACCCGCGGGCGCGCTGCTCGCCTTGGTAGACGGCGTACTGCCGTTCCAGTTCGCCTTGCGCGGCCACGTCGCCCAGCACGTCGAGCACGCTGCCTTCGCCCGCTGCACCGCCGGAACGGCCTTGCGCGGCCCGGATCGACCCGAGCCGCAGCGTGTTCTCGCGCTCAATCTGAGCCGCCTGCGCGGCGGCGTCCGACCGGGCGATCTCCGCGTTTTGCGTCGAAATGGTCGCGTTGAAGTCCGCGGCGGCGCGCGCCGCGCGGCCCTGCTGGATGGCGCTTAAGGCGCCCATCGCTGTCGAAACGCCCGTCGCAACCATCATCGCCGTCATGGGGTCTTGCCGCTTGCCGTAAGCCGGCCCACCAAAGGGGTCGCCTACGGGTATCTCAAACATGCCGTACTTGTCTGCCCGAGCCATGATTACCTCGCCCCCAACCGCACGTAGCCGACATGATCTTCGCCTTCCGGCCCGTACTGCTTGAGTACCCCCGGAAATTCTCGCTGAAACCCCAGCATGCGCGCCCAACGGTGGCCTTGCGGGAAGTCCGCTCGCACGGTCATTTCTACCCGGCCGGGCGTGGCCGCCAGTTGCCGCTTTACCGCCCGCGTGATCGTCAGCATGTGCGGCGCGGTGCGGGTCGTCATGAACATCCAAGCCTGGTGCCGGCCTTTCCACTGCTCGATGGTGCCGCCGCAGGCAATCGGGGCGCCGTCGTCCGAGGCCGTCCAGGAATTGTGCTTCTCCAGCGTCATCGCCACTTCGATGTCAAACGGCAGGGCACCCCCGACGGCCGGCTCGTCCATCAGCCAAAGCAGGTGCCACCGGCGAAAAGGCGTAACCTTAATCATTGGTTTTTACCCGCGGTAGGATCGACAACACCGTGGCCGGAAACGGCCCGTCAGCCCGCCAGTAGACCAAGCCCAGCTTGTCGTAGTCGCCCTCGAATCGCTCCATCGTGACGCCGGTAAACAACGGCGTGGCTTCGCCAAAGTCGTCGCCCCATTGCGTATTCAGGATCTCGGTCAGGTTGTCCGGGTCCGGGCCGTACTTCAAACCCAACGTATCCAGCAGCCAGAACCCGACTTCGTTAACGCGCTTGGTTTTGCCTTGCGCCGTGCCGTCCGCCGCCCCGCCTTCCAGCGGCATGTTCTGGCCGTCGCTCTGGAAAGTATACCCCAAAGTGACGATGGTGGCTGCGTAATTCAGCGTGATTTTCCCGTTGGTAACGGTGACCGCCGGGTGGTTGGCGCCGTCCGCGTATGGCACTACGCTCTGCCCTTCAAGATGCCACAGGCCGGAGACGTTGACGCTGGGGCTGCCGTTGACCACGGTGTAGCTGCAATCCAGATGCACAGCGTCTTCTTGCTGGTCGCCGTCCTCCCACAGCTTGCTCATGTATTCGATATAGCGCTTGGTGCCGCCGTTGATGTAGCGCCGTGCCACCAAATACAGCTCGTCCCGAGTGGCATCCGGCGAAGGCGTCACCGCCACGCTTTCGACAAGCGGGATTGCCGTAGCACCGGCGTTGCTGAAACCACCGAGTTCGTGTCGGTGCCAGGCCACCACGTCTTGGTCGCGTTCGTAGGTGAAACCCAACAGCATGCCGTCGGAACGCGGCGCCCACACCACCGCTTGTGGCTGCTCTTGATAGGCTAATTCGATGATGCTGGGCCGGGTGATATGCTCCGAAAGCAACGTCATGTCGGGCGCGCGAAAACCGTCCACTTCAAACAAGTAGGCGAACTCGCGCAGCTTGCGCCCCGCCCGCTGCACGAACAGAACGGCCCGGTTGGCGGCCACCGGCGCCACATCGGAACTGCCGTGCCGGGTGGAGGGCTTGGCCGAGATGTTGGTTGGCGTGATCGCTTCGTTCAAGGTCGAAGGCTTGACTTGCCATTCGCCGCGGGCGGTGCCGACCAGCAGCCCCTTCTCGTTCGGAGCCAGCCACTTGATGGCGTTTACGTCGTCCGAGTTCAGCGTGAACGCCACGGCGTTGTCGTCCGCCACCGTGCCGTCCGTTGCCGTCGGCGTGAAATCAGCATACAGCCCGGTCTTGGAGCCATCCAAACGCTGCGGGCTGGTGGCCGCGCCGGCCATAAACAGCCGGTCGTCGTAGAACGTGCCGCAGACCGGGTAGCCCGTGGTGTCGGACCACAGACCCATGCGCCAGTTGACCTTGCCCCCACTGTTGGTCAGGGTGGTGTGAATCGTAACCGTGACCACGGTCGAAGAAGTCCAGCCGGTGATCGTAACCCAACCCCAAGTTGACCCCTCGCGCAGCCGTATGGAGCGGCCGATATCCGTTACCAGAAAACCTTGGCCGCCGTTGATGCCGGCCGTCGCGCTGGCGGTCAGGGTGACGCCGGTTCCAGGTGTGTGCGAACTCGGCGTCAGCGTCGTGGTTGTGGTGTTCGTCGCCAGATACGGCCCGTCGGTGAACGTGATCTCCGAAAGCGTCCAAGACACCGCCGAGTTGCGCACCAACGTCTGCGGCGGAAAATCCGGGTGCAGGATGTAGAGGGTGTCCGCCGATTGCGTGATGCGGATGTCTGGCAGGTCGGCCTCGGCAAACGTCGTGGCCACTTCGTAGATTTCGGCTACGGTTCCGCCGGACGTGTAAGTGTCGTAGCCGGTGCTGTTGACCGCGTTGCCGTCGCTGTCGTACAACTCAAACGTGTTGGTGCCGGTGTTAACGTTGGTAACGACAAACTCCCGGCCATTGACTTGCGACATGCCGCCCACGCCGGAGACATACACGCGGTCGTTGTTGGCGTAGGTGTCGGAGCCGGAATAGGTCAGGACTGCCGGGTTGGCTCGGGTGATGCCGGTGATGTTCTGCGCAGTCTGCGTCAGGATGCCGCGGTTGGTGAAAAACCGGATGTAGTTTTCACCGAACTCCAGCGTGTAGGTCTGCGTGACGGAGAACTGAAACGGGAACAGCCGGCACTTCTTGGCGTGATGCTTGGCCTGGTGCAGATAGACGGTGCCGGGGCGGCGCGTCCACGCGCCTTGCGTCAGCAGGACAGCGTTCTTGCAGACTTGCAGCGCGCGGCTGTACTTCTCCAAGTCCTGCCGGCCAAGCAGGAGCGGACTCCACTCCCCGGCATTGAATCCATGTTGGGCGAGAGAGGCTTTCGGCACGGCTTATCTCCGCGCCGCCAGCCAGGAATCCTCGGGAAACTGATCGGCCTCTTTTTCAATGGCGCCAATGCGCTTGGCCTCAGAGATGGCGCGGTCGTAGTCGTCCTTGAGGCTTTCCTTGTCGGCTTGGCTGTTGGTGATCTCGATGGCGCACTCCATGGCCAGGCGAGTCGCAAAGGCGTCGATGAACAGGTCGTCGTAGTAATTTGGATCTTCGATGTCTGCAATATATTTCAACTGCAGCGGCGAGGCAGTCTTGGACAGGATGTAAAGCCCTTCGATTTTCCAGTCCACATGGAATCCGGTTTCATCGTCGCGGATCAGGCGCAAGAAATCGTTGGGTTTGCTGTAGCGCTTCCAAGTGCCGAGCACCGTTTCGTCCACGCTGTCGGCCGCAATGGCGGCGCGCTTGATGGCGAAAGACCAAGCGTGACGGCGCAGTTCCGCCCGACGCACGCGCTCCAGCGCGGCGTTCATGCTGCGGGCGTTGGGGTGGTCTTGGTCGAGCGCGGAGACGCGTTTCGCGCCCAGCTTCTGCAGGGCGCGGTTTACGATCTGGACGACAGAGACGGCCACGGGGCGCCTCCGTTACGTCGGGTCAATGTCGAGGGTTACGCCGAAAGTGTTGACTACCGCGCCCGGAGTCCACGCGCCCAGCGCGCGCAGGACCGCGGTAAACTGCCGGCCGGCGACCGTCAGCGGGGTGCCGTCGAAAGTAAACGGCACGCCGAACGCCGGGTACTCCAGCACCGGCGTCGCCAGCGGCTGCACCAGCGTCGGCGGCACCGCTTGGAACTGCGACGTGCCCGCGGCAACCGCGCCCAACGGGTTATACCAGCCGCCGTCGTCCAGTCGGAAACGAGCGACCGCGAGCGACCGGGTTGCCGCAGCGATGGGGTTGGTCACGTTGTCGCCAACGGCCGCCGGCACGTCGCTGGTGCGGAAGATCAGCAACTCGAAGTCCGCCGCCGTGGTCACAACGTCGCCGCTGGCCGCGGTCAGATCGACTTTTGCCGACAGGATTTGGCCGTTCTCAAGACCTTGCATGTCAAACGTCATGCGGCTCGCGCTGCCCGCCGTAGCGCTGTTGCTGATCTCGTCGCCAGCAGTGTATGCCGTCAGGTCCGCCGGACGGGCGATGGTGCTGCGAAGTCGGACAACCCGGCCCATGTCGGCTCCTTACGAGGCGGAAGTGATCGGCCAAACGCGGGCCGTCGAGATGCGATTTTCGATCAGCTTGATCGCGGCCAGCAGGCGCTGTTTGCCTTCCGGGGTCGATTCATAAACCACGTCGTCGTAGACGAGCTGGACGTTCTGGCCGCCGGTCAGAGTGCCGCCGGATGCCGCGCCGATTACATCACCGCCGACGACTTGCACGCCGTCGGTAGCTGCGATGCCGTAATAACGAATTGCCATGTGCTGCCTCCTGAAAAGGCCCGAGGGCCGAAGCCCTCGGGGTCAACCTGCCTTATTCCGGCAGTACGTAGTCCACTTCCAGCAGGTGCGGCTGCGCCGAGCCGAGCACCGTGACAATGGCCAGCGCGATGTCGAACTCGACATCGTTGGTGGCGCCCGCGGTGCCGATGGCCGTGGCATAGGCTTCGGCCAGCGACTGCGAACGCTCCAGCGCGGTCGGCGTCACCATGATGTCGGCGCGGTCTTTCTCGACCGACATGGCATAGTTGGTCGCAAACACGTCGTCGTCGATGGCGATGCCATCCGGGCGGTAAAGGCCGCAGCGCACGGCGCCGGTGGTCGTGGTCGCGCCCGTCAGGAAAATGCCGAGCACGCGAGCGCGCGCCGGCAGCCGGACGAACGTGTACCACTGGCCCACGGTGCCGCCGGGGAAGTTGGCCGCGGCCAAGTAACCCTGCGCGGTGCGGACGATGCCGCCTTTTTCGAGCTGATTGGTCTTGACCGGCGGGTTGGCCGACTGGTCCTGAACAACCTGGGAAATTCCGGTGCGAACGGTCATGTTGGCTTCTCCCGATTAGATTTGGTCGTCGCAGGAAACGCGGACCTGCTTACCGAGCTGGGTGCGGGTGGCGCCGAGGGTCATGGACAGATAGACCTGGGTCGCGTGGCCCTTGTCGTTCCGTTCCGTGATCTTGGCAGTCACGCCTTCCCACATGCCCAGGTGCATGCCGCTCTTGAGCCAGATCGGCACAAGGCGGTTGCCGCTGGTGATCGTCAGGCGCTCGATGATGATGAAGTTCACGCCCATGAACTTCGACACCTTGCCGTCCACCAGGACCGCGCTGTTGCCGTAGTCCTTGTTGACGATCTGCATTTCCTTGAGCAGCGCGTCGTGCTCGAAGCTGGAAATGGCGCCGTAGGCCGGCTCGTTCAGTTCACCGCGGTTCGCCGTCATCAGCAGACGGATCGAGTTCTGCAGCTTGGCGACGTTGAGGCTCGAGGCGGTGCCGCCGACGTTGACGCCGACATCAAAGGCGCCGGAACCGACGGTGCCGAAGGTTTCGGACGTGGTGCCGTTTTCACCGATGAAGTTGGTGCCGAAGATGGCGGCCAAGATCACGTCGTCCATGACGCGGTTCATGGCGGCGGCGCCGGCCATGGCGTACGGGCTGGTGAGTTCGATGATCGCGCGCAGGCGGTCCTGGTTGTCAATCAGGCTGGCCCACTCGTAATCCTTGGGGAACACCCAGCGTTTGGACTGCGACAGATCCAGAAGCGGAGTGTCGGCGTGGCGGCTGGTGCGTTCGACTGCGGTGGCCTCACCGAACTGTTCGACCACGCTGGCGGCTTTGCCTACGTAGGAACCGACGGTGACGGCGTTGCGAAGCCGGGAATCCTGCTGTTGCAGGAGAAGTTCGACGTTGGCCTTGTACTGCTGTACCGAGGCAACGGTGATTGCGTCAGGCATGGCGCTCTCCGTAAGATGTTAAAAACAAACTGGTTTTGACCGATCAGGCTGGTCAGCGCCGGCTTGTCCCTTACGGGGGCCACACAGGCTTGTTGCAGTGCGGGGGCGCGAACCTTGTCCGCGCAACTCACCTATACCTTCATCATACCACAGTCACTTCGGTTTCCCCGGCAGGCCGAGGGTTCCCGCCTTTTGGTTCGATTTTATCCAATCAAACCAACCACTTGCGGTTTCTTTGACCCCAACCGCAAAGCCATCGGCGTGCGGTTGGGGCATGCGCGCCGCGGCTTCGATGCACCGCAGCTTGATTTCGGCGTCGGTCAGGTCAGCCATCGGGGTACATGACCTTGAACAGGCGGGTCTGCTTCTCCTGCGCCGCCTTGTGGCCGGGGTGCTGCGGGTCGGTCAGGGCGGCCATGAAGTTCGGGTCGAGCTTCGACTGGTCCCACTGCGCCTTGGCCTCAGCCGGCGTCAGCATGCCGTCGAAACTCGGCGTCTTGCCGCCGGTCGTCACCAGACCGTCCTCGCCCAGTTTAGCGCCGATCCCCGCGAACATCTTGTAGGTCGCGGCGTAGCCGACCTGCTTTTCGATGGCGTCGATCAGATCGGGCGTGAAACCCAGCGACTGCGCCGCGGCCTTGGCCTTGCCCATCATCCGGTCGTGGCCGCCCTTCCATTCGTCGAGCAGCGCCTGCTTGTCGGCCTGGACGTTGAGTTCGTAGTCCTTGGCTTGTTGCGCCGCAGCAGCGGCCAGCATGCTGTTGTAGTCAGAAATCAAAGTCTTGGCTTGCGCCTCGGTAATGTCGGCTTTGTGGAGCAGCTGCTGCATGGACTTAGCAAAGCCCTCGTCCACTTTCGCGCCGTCGGGCAGACCGATCTTCATGTTGTAGGCGTCCGGCTTCTCGGGCTTGCCGAGCTTCTGGAACACCTGCCGCATGCCGTCCGGGTCGTCTGCGCGCGGCAACACCAGCACCTGGCTCGGGTCGCGGCCGATCAACTTTTCTGCGCCCTGGTAGGACTTGATGACATCCGCCGGGTTGGTCCAGCCTTTGTTCTGGATGTACGACAGGGCATCGGGGTCGGTCAGGCCGTGCCAAGGGGCCGGATCGCCGGAAGGCGCCGGACTGGGCGCGGGATTCGGAGTCGGAGCGGGGGTCGGGTCATTCGGCATGCGGATACTCCTTGAAAAGTTCTTTCAGACCGTTGATAAAATCTTCCGGGTGCAGCTTGTCCATGCAGAGGCTGTCCTTGTAGACGCAGTGCCGGAAGTCGTGGTGGAACATCAGCGTCATGTTGCTTTGGCAACCGGCGCACTCCAGATCGCGCGGGCCGACATAACGGATCTTGTGATTCGGATTGCCGCGGCGCGCGATGTAGCGGTGCTTCGGCAACGTCGTGCCGAGCGCGTAGATGATGCAGGTGTCGGTCGTGCCGGCCAAATGCAGCGTGCCGCCATCGACACCCACAACCGCATCCGCGTGGCCGAGTACATCGCGCAAGCCCAGCAGGGTTGTCTTTTCGCGCAGGTCAACGCACTCGTCGAACAGCGCCTTCGGCAGCTTGTCCACTTCGTCGATGATGTCGATAGGCTTGGTGGATACGTCGTCGCCGATCTGCGTGTGCGTGTGGCTGGTCTTGGTGCCAACCAGCACGGGCGTGCAGTCGTTGTCCAGCGCCCACTCGATGACCGGCCCCATGACGTGCGCCTTGAACAGCTTGTTCTCGGACGTAGCCCCGACCGGAAACACGACGTAGGGCGCATGTACCGGCGATTTGCCGAGCGGTGCCTTGGTCGGGTAGCTGCGCTCGGCCATGTTTTCCGGTCGCGCGTCGAGCAGACAACCGAACGCATAGTCAACCATGTGAACCCGGTTGCGGGTGTGCGTGTTGAACGGCATCTGGTTGATGGCCACCGGCCCCATGCCCCAGCCCTCACGCTCGACTTTTTTCATCGGAAAGTCGGTAAAGTCCCTGATCTCAAACTTGCCGTAGGGCTTCATCAGGTGGTCAATCAATTCCATTTGCCAAGGCGGAACCCACAGTCGGATGGTCAGCGCGTCGCCGTGGGTGCGCCGCGCATGGACCGCCGCCGGCAGCGAACAGATCACATCGCCCAGCGCGCCGTGGTTGAACACCATGTTGAACTGCGTGTCCGACAGCAACTCGATGCCGTTACGCCACATCAGCTTTCCCGTCCATCATAAAGCCGCCACAGTTCCTCGGGCGACATGTTGAGGTGGTTCGCAATCCGCAACCAGACTTCACGGCGGCCTTCCGCCAACACGTGTTCGCGCTCGTTGGGCTTGAACGTGGACGAATTCGCGTAACAGAACGGCGCCAGATCGCGCAGGACTTCCTGCCCCGGCGCGCTGCGGAAGGTCAGAATGTAGTTGTGCCGGCGGCGGAACAGAAACCGGCGGGCAACTTCGATCAGTTCGGCCCGCGTCACAGGCTGACTTTCATCAGGTCAGGCGTTTCCTTTGAAGGCGACAGTGCCTCAGAACGACACTCTACCACGCCGGCAGGGGCTGTCAAGCGCCGGGTTGTGCGACCTTGGCCAGGCCCGCCACGGCAGGCGCGGCCTCGATCAACTGCTGGTCTTGCGCCTGCTGGTTGCGGCCGGCGCGAATCTGCTCAACTTCTTCCATCGAACGGGTCCACGCCGTCGGCGCCCCGTTGATGTCCAGAATCTCCGGCATCGCCACGTCAAAGTTGAAATGGTCCAGAGGCGACACGTCACCGGTGTTCTTGGCGTACTCGGCCGCCACGGACAACGCCCGCATGAAGCCGGCGGCCTTTTCGGCGCGTTGCATCCGGGACATCGGGCTGTCGTACTCGATGAAATACTCGGCCGCTTCGGTGTCCTGCAGGATGGGCGGCAGCGGCGGGATCAGCCCCTGCTGGAACATCAGGTCAAGTTCGCGCTCGATCAGCCGGCCCAGGAACTCGGAGTTGATGCGGCCGGCGGTCGGGGCAATCAGCATGCCCTTTTCGCGCGCCCGCTCCAGCACTTCGGTCGCCGTCATCTGCGGCGTGTCGATCAGAATCTGGAACAGCGTAATCAGGAACGCGTCGTTGATGACCGACCGCTCCATCTCCATCAACTTGTCGCCCACTGCAATGTTGCCGGTCGGCAGCACATCGACCAATCGCTTGCCGTCCTTGCTCATGGTGCCGGGGTTCAGGTGCCCGGCGCGCAGGCTGAAACTGCCGAGCGTGCTGTCGTCGTGCGCCAGCAGCACTGGATCCACCACGCGCTGGCCCTGCTTTAAGACTGTTTTCTTTTCCTCGTTCAGCACCTTGATCGACGGCAGCACCCACTGCGCCGGACCGCGGCCGTACGTCTCGCCGCTGACCTGGGTGTAACGCGCGGTCGGCATCGGGAAACTGTTGAACCCGGACTCGCGCAGTTCGTGCTGCGAATCTTTCAGGATGTACAACGAAGCGTAGCGCATGCCGCGGGGGTCAACCCGCCGCTGGTCGTAGTCCTCGCGCGGGTAGACGCAATGCAAAACTTCCATCTTTTGCTCGGCTTGCGTCGGATTCTTCAACTTCTCCTTGATCTCCTCGGGCACCGAATCGCCGGGTTTCGAAAACATCTGCACGATCTGGCGGGCGCTCAGATAAAACGCCCGATAGAACGAGTCTACAATGCCGGCGTGGTTCTCGACGTAGTAGACTTCGCCCAGGTGCATGTTGCGGTAGCGCAGACCCGGCTCGTCGTCGGGCTGATCGACGAAAATCTGCCCGTTGCCGTACACGCCCAGCGACAGATAGACTTGCTGGCTGTTGCCAACAAAGTTGGCCACCGGGCGCCGGCGCAGTTCAAACAGCCGCTGGTTCAGTTCGTCAAAGAACAGGCGCACCGCGCGGTTGCGCTTCAACGTCTTGTCGGCCGGCACCAGCCGATGCCATTCCTGATTCTGCGGCGTACACAGCGACTCGATCACCGCAGCGAAACGCTGCGCGGCGATACCCACCGTGGCGTCAAACTGGTGCTCGGTTTTCTTCTGCCCGGTGTTGCCGTAGGCGTTGTCCATGCCGTACGACTGGAACGAATTGCGGTGCGCCGGGATAATCAGCGAGGCCGCTTCTTCCCATTGCTGGTTCCAGTTGCCGCGCTCCTGCCGCAACGCCCCCAGCTTCTGGATGTGGAACTGCGTGCGGTCGCTCACCGACGGCCACCCCGAATCTGGCGAACCGGCGCGTTGCGTTCCTTGGCGCGACCGTGGCTGCGCATGCGGTCCAGCATGAAGTGCCCGATCGCCAGCGGCATGACGCCCTCACAGTAGTCGTCCTCCGGGATTTCGGCGGACAGCTTTGCAACGCGCTCGGCCACCCGGACGTTGTGCCGCTTCACCCTAGCATCTCCCGCGCCGCGAAGCGCTGCTGCTGCCGCTCGGCCCCGCGCGCCATCTGCGCCGTCTCCATGGACAACCCACCGCCGGCAATGGTCGATGCGCGGCCGCGCGCCCGCTGGTCGGCCAGCGCCGCGCGCTCGGCCTCGAGGCGTTGCTGTTCGGCCGCCCGGTCGTTCGACGGATTCGGCGGCACCGGGGCCATCACCGGCGCGCTGGGTTTGCCTAAGATTCCGCTCATGCCATCATCCTATCACACCATCCAATCCGACACCCCATCCACCTTGATAGCCTGCCCCCGCTTGCCGGCATCCACCCGGGGCGGGTTGACCTCGAAGGTGCAGGCCAGCGCGTCCGCATCGTCCGGCGAGGCCACGCCCCGGCGCTTCATTTCGTCTTTTGTTTCAAGGATCTTCTTGTTGTCCTCGCGCCCGCTCCACTTCCAGCCCCGGTCGGTTATCTGCTGGGACAGCGAACCTTTCTCGCCGTTGTCTTTTTCGACCATGCCGCCAGGCAGCCAGTCGCGCATCCGCGCCCAGAGTTCGATGGCGTGGGTGGCGTACTCGCTGCCCTTGTCGTGGGCCGCATCTCCGAACTTGACTTCGTGAATTCGGCCATGGGTGCGCTTGCGTTTCAGGATGTCGATGACGCCGGTGCCCATACCGAAGTCGATGCAGATGGCGTCCGGCTTGTACTTGCCGTCCAACTCCAGCACCCGGTCCGCGATCTGCACGTTGTCCATCGCCAGCCACGACCCCTTTGTTGCGTTTCCGCAACAGTCCCGCGCATTGCGCCCTTGCCGAAACCGCCAAGCGGTCTTGCCGCGCGGCGCCGGGTCGATGCCCAGAATCAACGGCTCGCCGTAGTCCCGCACCAGGTCGTTCTGCTGTGCCGCCCGCACCGCGTCCCACGGGATGAACTGGTCCTCGGATGTCCGAGGCGGCAGGCCCAGAATCTCCACCCGCACGAAGTCGGAGTCCTCGCCATACCGTTTGATCTGGTCCTCGACCACGGTCTGGTCCACGCCCTCCATGCCGCGGGTGGACAGCGTGCGCAGATCCCAGCCCTGCCCCATCTGCGGATCGTTGAACAGCTCGAAGAACCGGCCCTGCCGCGAGCGCATCTGGGACGCGGCCATCCAGAACCGATACGGGTTCTGCTCGGTGAAAAAGCCCTCCGACACGTTCCAGATTTCGCTCGGTATGCCGGCCGCCTCATCCATCTGCAGCAGCAGGCCGTAAGGGTTGTGGACGCCGGCAAAGGCGTTAGGGTTGTCCTCGCTCCAAGTCTGACCCTGCACGAACCAGTATTTCGGGTCGATGCCAAGGCCGCCTTCTTCCGGCAGCCGGCGGACGATCTCGAGCAGCCACGTCTCCGGCACGATGCGCATGGTTTCCAGGCTGAACCAGTGGCTGTTGATCGCCGCACCGAACCACACGGCGAACTCTGGAAACGTGCGGCTGCGCAGCTGGCCCTCGGTATTGGCAGTGACGATGGTCGTCGAACCGATGTGCGTGCTCATGTGCCAGTGGGCGGCCATGCCGAACTTGGCGGACTTGCCAGGACCGCGGCCGGAACTGCGCGCTTCCCGCCACATCTTGAGCGGCAGCTTGTTTTCATGCCGGAACACCTGCTCCTGAACGTGTTCGGCCAGCCGCATGAAGTCGTCCAACTGCCACCGGCGCGGCACCTCGTAGTGCTCGAAGGCCGTGCCCTTGCGGCCCCAAGGGTAGGCGTAGTGGACGAAGGTGTACGGGTCGTCACGGAGCGCCAGTATCTGCGCCATGATCTCCGCTTCGTGCTGCGGTGTGCCTCTCATGCCAACAGCCTACCACATCCGTTATCCGCCACTCTTGAGAGTTGGCGGATAAGGACGGACGCAAAACCGGAACTTTTCGGATGCGGACGGATGGCCAGATAATTTTTATTATTTTATTTTTTATAATTTTTGCGCGCAGTCGGCTTGCACTATACCCGCTCCAGTGCTCGCGCTCGATTCCGGCCCCTACCCCGCCTGCACCCCCCGCCTCACAAAACACGAGGGGGCGGCCTGGTGCCTTTGCCTGCATCCTGCAAAATCAAGGACTTAGGTGCGCATTCGACCTATAACGTGTATTATGTAAACTCACCTTGCAGCGCAACAACCTAACGCAATCAATGAGTTACACTAGGTCAATGCGCAGTGTGGACTAACGGGCCGATTGTGCGAGGCAGCAATCACCAGGATGCGAGCAGGCGCCAACCTAAAACAAGTCGGCCGCTTGTGCGATTGCTGCGTTGATCGCCGGCAAGGCGTGAGCGCGAGCTTCCCCGGCGCCGCAATTACTAGGGGTCACGTCTATAACGCGATGCTGGCGCGCAGCGATTAATCGCGCATTGGCGTCGGCAATAATCCCGGTCAAGTCTACAGTCTTAACGTTAATATCCGCCCTGGTGCGCTGGCCGTATTTATCCGGATCCCGCTTTTCCGCGGCCCATTGATAGGCCGCCAGCATAACGCGCGCAGCCTTGGGATTCTCCGCGGCGTTCTCAGCTGCAGCAATGGCGCGATTAAAAAACGCGTCGGCGCTATCTTTCATGGCGTCTTGCCAGGCTGCGCGCAATTCCGGCGCAGCGTTGCGGAATAGCCAGACTTGCGCCGGGCTGAACCCGTGCGCCGCGCAGGTCTTGTCGGCGCGCTCACCGTCACGGATTGCCTGCAGGATGCCCGGCCATGCGTCGGCTATGCGTTGCCGGGTTTCTGGCGAGAGAGAGGAAGCCATGCCCACAGAATACCATGCAAGGCTTTGTTGAATCGCGCTAGGATCAATCAAAACACTTGACAGCGGCCGGAACCATTGCCGGCCCTTTAAAAATCGGCCAAGGGCTTTTAAACGCATCCGAAGCAGCAACCGATGGCGTCCGTCCGCATCCGCGAAACTCCTTCTCGAAGAAAGGAGTTTTCGCAGCGGATGCTCGCGGACACGAACGGACGCGCACAATCGGCAAAATATGCTAGTATAGGGGAGTAATCCCTTATTACGTTTCCGAAGTTTACCCTTTAAAGGAGTACGCCATGCCTTACCCGATAAAGCATCCCGATCCCGAAACATTCATCTCGGAAAACAAGGAATACCGCGCCAAGCTCTACGCGGAGCTGGCCGACATCCCCCTATATGCGCATGTCCGGCTGATGGCTGAGCCTGGGCTTTGCGGCAAGCGGCAATCCTTTTGGCTGGGCTGGATCATCCGCGAGTGCCGGCTGGCGAAGGGCAAGGACACGCAGCATTTACCGGATGACTTGCTCGAATGGATCACGGACCGCATGATTGAAGCGTACCCGGATCACAAGACCGCGACAGGTCTTAGCCCAGCGGAAGTGCAGCAGCTGGAAAAAGAGCAAGCAGAAAAAAGAAAAAAGAGAAGATTTAATAATTAGTAACTCATTGATTTACAAGGGGCTTCGGCCCCTTAATTATTTAATCAAGAAATATGTTGACAGCCGGAATCCCTTATAGCAGTATTCGCCCTGCAGCAACCTTATCAATCAACCAATGGAGCTAATGAGATGGACGCCAACAACATCACCCGCTGGATCGCGGTGCTTCGGCTGCAGAGTGGAAAACACGTTATGCGTGAAATTAAAAACGCGGTTCCGTTTACGGCGGCGGCGCAACATGCCGCGGATATGGCCTGGGCTGAAATGGGCGAAGTCGTTTCGCTGCAAAAGGTGCAGCAATGACCTTAATCCTGATCGCTTGCGTCGTCACCGGCTGGTCGCTGGCCATGCCGCTTATTCACACACTGCGGAGGATTTGATCATGGCTTGCCTGATGAATTACACGATTCAATGCACGGATGTTGTGAGCGGCAAAATCGGTTGCTTTCTTTTTGACATTCCGCACTATCAGCGGACCGGAAAATTCAAAGCCATATCGCCAGTGTTCCCAGACCTGTACGAGTTTTTTCAATGGGACAACGCAAATGGCGAGCGGCGCAAAGGGCAGTACATAGACCGCGAATAACACCCCGCACACTTCCAAAAAGGAAAACTGAACCATGACTAAAAAAGAATTCGAACGCCGCCAGCACCAGCAGCAAACCTTGAAGGCGCTTGGCTTCACCGCCGACGAGGCCGAACAATTGCGCCGTATCTCAAACACCCTGCAGCGGTGGTTTGATAATGAGTGTCAAGACGCCGAAACCGGATATATCGAACGTGACCAAAACGGCGACGGCCCGCCGTATTTTGTGCGGCATGTTTATGGCCACGGAACGCGGCCGGACCGCGTTGTGCGCCGCCGTATCCCGGACCGCGAAGCTGGCGCAAAGCGGCGCCTTGCTGCAATCATAGACCGGCGCAATGCCCGGCAATATAACCCGAATTCGCCGACGAAAATAGGAACGGGTCCGATGGATCAGGGCGCAGTGATTCCCTACATTCAAACGGATCCCCGCGGTGCCGCTCTCTACATTCTGCGCCCTGGCGACGTCCCTGCCGGCTGCGATGCCGGCGGGTATTACTCGCGCGGCGTTTGCGTTTACTGATTGCCCGACGGTCCGCGCCTTGGCAACAGGGCGCGGCACGACGTGCAATTTGCCGTCATAACTTTATGAGGGGATTGAGATATGGGTATTAAATTTGCAGTCGAGAAAGCCGCAGACGGCCGGTACAATTACGGCACAGAGGCTAGCCGCGCGTTGCTGAAAACCCTGCCTACTGGATTTTTTGCCACTAAAGAAGAAGCGGCGGAGGCTTTGACGAGCGCGGTGCAGGCGGCTTTCGATGCATGTCTGCCTAAGCCGAAGCCTTGCGCCGATGGCGATTGCAGCCTACATAGAAACTTGCGCGGCGGCTGCCTTGTCTGCGGCGCCTCTTCGTTGTAGGCGGCCTTATGATCTTCCCGCCCAACATGCCGATTGTGGACCGTATCGGTGAAACCCTGGCGGCCGCGTGCATTGTCACGCTGCCGTTCCTTTTGCTGTTTATTTGTGAGGTGCTGAAATGAGGCATAACCCTTTCCCGGCGCTTTCGTTGCGTCACGGCGCGCCTATGGGCCGGCATGGCGATAACCTAGCCAATCTGCAGGACGCCAAAAGACTGCACGCGCGCCACCAAGGCGGCGGCAACGGATACGACAGGGGCGGCGCTTATTGGGGCGCGCCGTGCAATGTCTGGGCAGTGTGGGCCTGGATTGATGGCGAGGCGTGCACGGCCTACGTACGCGCCTGGTCCCGTGCCGAAGCGATTGAGAAGGCGCGCCGCAATGATTGACGCGCCGCAATGAAAACCCTGCCCTCTAGCTGGCCGTTCCCTGAGCCTGGCGCCGTTTCCGCGGTGCAGCAGGCCCAGGGTAATGGGCCTTCGCCGCCGGTATTCCCGGACGGACAGTTGACAATCAAAAAACGCAAGCGCACTATCCGATCCGGTATTCGCCGGCCATCGGGTAATGGGCTTGCGGGTTTTACCGCCCCTTTTTAAATGGAGGTTTCAAAATGAAATACGAAAGCAAGAAAACGGCAAATGGCAACATCGGCGTCTCGTTCGTGTCCCAAGCCGAAGCGGACGCGCAAGCCGCGGCGATGGATGCCGGCGGCTGCTACGACTGCTCCGGCTGCTACGACTGCTCCGGCTGCTACGGCTGCTCCGGCTGTTCCCGCTGCTCCGGCTGTTCCGGTTGTTCCGGCTGCTCCGGCTGCTCCTGCTGCTCCGGCTGCTCCGGCTGCTCCTTCTGCTACCACTGCTCCGGCTGTTCCCGCTGCTCCGGCTGTTCCGGTTGTTCCGGCTGCTCCGGCTGCTCCTGCTGCTCCGGCTGCTCCGACTGCCGC